CGGTATAATTGGTAAGGTTTTGTTTTCGTATCTTATCCAAACATTTTCTGATAAAAATAACTCCTCCACTGTTTTATTCATATCTTCTTTTATAAATCCAGTATTAGTAGAAAGCTTTGTTTTACCATTTACATTATATCTTTCCCTTTGTCCTTCGTAAGTTTGGTAAGTAGCTGTGGAGTTAGCAATAATATTTCTTTTAAATAAATCATTAGTTATATTTAAATTTTCTGATGTTTTCTTAAACACATAAAAATCCTGAAATGCTCCGTATTTATTAACGAACGTAATTTTATAATTTGTAAATTTAGGTTCACATATATTAGTTACTGTAATTGTTTTTAATAAAGTTGTATCATCAGTATCATAAACTTGTATTGTAGAGCTATTTGCAGGAATAGTAATGTATTGTATTTTTTGGTTAGTGTTTCCATTATCCGTTATTTCGGTATCCGTAGAATCTATTGTAACCTTTCCTACCCCTTCAGCAAATATTGGTAACTTACCTGCTACACCTTCCGGTAAATAAATATTATCCGAACTTATTAAAGCATGTCTTTGTAATTCCGGATTCGTGCCATCTTCAAAATAACCATAACCATCCAAAGCTAAATATTGGAACTTTTCTGGATTAGAATAAGTAAAAGGTTGGTCAGCATCGTCAAAATAATTCACATCCGCCTCAACCCATTTAGTATGACTTATATAATCATCGTTAAATGTTATATTAAACTGGTCCCTTATTAATTCACCTATTTCTAATGTTATATTATTATGCGTTTCTATTCTTGCTTTATTTATTTGGTAATCCGGTGTAGATGGTTTATTGGTTTCAACAATACCATCATATATAAATAAATCTAATTCTACTCTTTTTAATGCCATTTTTTTTATTTTATAATACTACAGAACCACTTCCAGATCCACCTGTATCACAAGTGTGTAATCTAACTTTCTGGACAATACCAGATGAGCTAATTTGTACTGCGTAAAACTTATCTGCCCCTAAACCAATAGCTGAAACTACATATGCTGAAAATATTCCCCAAAACTGACCCCTTCCATCAAATGGTGTTCCACCATCACATATTTGTGCACCTAACTGGCCAGCTATAGTAGATGCGGTAGAGGTAATTAATCTAGGTGAACCATATGAAGCATCACAAAAATCACCTATAGCATTTTTACCTACTGATGTTATATAGAACTCATGCAAACCACAATCACTTACATCTGCTGGTTGTATTATAGTTACTGGACATGTAGATCCAAAATTACTACCAGCATTAGTATATCCACTTGGTATTTCTATTGTAAAGTTAACAGTTCTAGATGTGTTAGTAGTAACTGGGTCAAAACTTTTAGGTGACCAATCTACTATAGTTCCCGCTGCTGCACTACCTTTAAATACGCTACCATTTTTAGCTATTGTTTGTCCTGTTAATCCTGCAATAGTACAACTAAAATCGGGTGTTACACTTTGTGCTGGTTGGCTAAAGGTAGCATCACAATCTACGGAAGCCCCAGCATTTGAATAACCGGCAGGGACAGTTAAAGTAAATGTTATAGTAACATCCCTTGCACTACCTGTACTATTTGCTGTTGGTGTTGGAGTGGATGATGCTATTGTAGCAATTGTACTTGGATTAGTTAAATTACCATCCGCATCTATACCTCCACCTGTTAATGGTGATGTGTTACAATCGAAAGCTGCTGGAGTAGCTAAACTAACAGTTACCGATATTAACTGTAATGCCTCACATGTTGTTGGATAACTTGCATCCCTACCTATAGCATATATAGTTACAGAACCAGCTATTGTGTTGGATTGTATTACTAAATTAGAACCAGTAATTGTTGTAGTTATTAAACTTGGATTTGAATTACTTACAGCATAAGTTGTTTCACTAGTAAAATAACTAGATAAATCTATTGTTGTAGAAGCTCCACCACTATTTAAATTAACAGCTGATATAGATCCAGAAGTTGTAGGACCACCAGTACAAGTTGTTGTTCCCGGTTGGACAGCTGTAATATCACAATCTTTATATATATCACTTGTATTAGAAAATCCGTCTGGTATCCTTACTCTTGCTGTAACTGTTCTAATAGTGTCCGATGTTTCTGTTGCAAATTTATTATTACTAAAATCGGAATCCGTACTTGTCATAGATTCAAAAACACCATAATCAGGAATTGGATCCGTAATTATGCCCTGGTTATCTACAGCAAATCCAGTATCATCTAATCCCCTTGGGAATGCAGTAGCACATGTAAACTCCCTAGCTGGTATAGATGGTGCGGATAAATTTAAATAAAACGGACTTCTTACATTTATTTTTGTACTCATCTTAGTCTATCTTGTTTTAATGAATATGCTAAAAAATCCTCTACATCCAAACCAAACTTTTCTTTTAACTCTGTTGGTAACTTTTTAAAAGCTTGTTCGAATGGTTTCGTAAAAAACATACTCCCTTTTATACCTTTTTTATAAATACTTCTAGCAATTAAAAAACCTATAGTTTTATAATTACCTTTTTTATACTTACCTTTTTCATCCCTTAACCTAATATTCCTATCCTTTGCCCATTGTGCTAAGGGTTTTATAGGTGGCATTTTATCCGTGTATGAAAATGGTGTATCCCTTTTTCTTTCTACACCACTAACACCCTTGTCCTGATAAATACCATATTCTTCCATTTCAAATTCTACCAATATACTGTTTGGCATTTCTTTAACATTACCTTTTAAACTATCGTACAAAGTTTTGCTAACATTTTTTTTATCCTTGCTTAATCTACTTCTAGATTGTTGTATAACAAAATTCTTAAACTTATCTAATGTTTCTTGTGTACGTGTTAGCTGCATATTGTCATATCGTTTTGTACAATAACATCAAAAGTTGCTGACCAGCCAGCTAATTTATTTTCAAATCTATCTACAAACGGTTCGCATGTTACTGGTCCATCTATCTGGTATTTTTCTGTATGTAAACTTCCTCTTTGTAATAAATTAATAACTCTTGTTTGTAATGCTAATTGTGCATTTAAAACATCCTGCTCGTTATCGTTTCCTACAAAGCTATCAGTAACCTCATCTTTACTAATATTTACTATATCCATACTTAATATACTAATATTAAAAGTTAATACATTAGTATCCACTATAGTATTATTAATAGTAATATGCGATAATGGGAATATAGTTTGTTTGTTAAGATCCACATCATCTAAAGATCCAAACGTAACTGTATTTACAAAAGTTTCCGCATTTAATGCATCCTTTATTTTTGTTGTTAATTCGTAAAAACTTTTCATTGTTTTTTAATTAATCTTTTTTCTAATTCCATTTTATCTTTTTCAAATGCTAAATACATTAAACATTTATGTAAATTTAATTCGGTAATTTCATCAAACTTGGTAACATTTCCCTGACTAAGTCCATAGATTGATTGATACCAAGACCACTTTTTTCCAAATGCTCCTTCTGCTGTGTAGTCAGGTTCTTCGCTTCTTTCTGTAAATAATTCAGGGTAATTGTTACTAACTCTTTGTTTAAATTCCAAAAAAAAACCATTGCTGAAAATACAACATCTAATGGTGCTTGTTTTAATTGGTCGTTAGTACCCTTATACTTTTCTATATTGTATTTGTTATTTCTTTTTAAAACAATTGGCCTATATAAAACACTCATTGCTTTATGCATAGTTTCCCAGCTGCTAAGATTATCATCTAGGTCTATATATTCACCTAATGTTATATTATCCAAATCAGGTATAAAACCATATTCTATATTATTTAATTTAAATGTAGTTATTAAATCATGTTTAGTATCGAATATAGAATTTAAATGGCTTATAATAAGCTCTATAGATCTGTATTTTATATTTGCAACATCTTTAAGATTTAAGTTACAAAATATTTCTACCATTTTTTGTAATAAAAAAGCAGAACCCTGATTTTCTTTTGTATTTAACTTTTCAAACTTTTGGTACTGTTCTAAAGTTATTTCGTTTAAAGAATCCGGTACTCGTATCTTAACTTTCATATAATAGCAATAATTATATTTAACTTTTGTATAAAAGAAAAGGCCATACTAGACTGCATTGTATGACCTTAACTTGGTAATTAAACCAAATGAAAAAAACTAAGGATTCTCTTTTTTATTCTTACTAATATAATAAAACTTATATAAATCCAAAATCTTTTTTGCTATTTTTTCCTTATCCTCTTGTGTTTTTTGTTTCCATATAATATCCCCAGTTCTTTTAAATCCCTGGTAATCCACTTGTATTGCTACTCGTGGCGGTTGGTGTTTTTCCCATTCTTTCCATACAATAGGATAAATATAAATGTTATTATCTAAACACCAAGACATGTGCTTTGCTTGTTCTTTTGTCATCCGTAAATAAGATATGTTAAACTAAAAGTAAATACAACGGATATAGTGCCAAATAAAGCTCCATAAATTACCATTTTGGTAATATTCCTAATATTCTCTTCCCTTGTTATTTGTTTTACTTTTAAATAATACCAATCGTCTTTCCAAGGTTTATTCAATTGTTTTTCCATAATTAAAAATTTAGTTAAACATAAAAAGGGCATCATCTGCCCTTATTTTTTAATTTCTTTTTACTTTTCCTTTCTCCCTGTAAATCTTCGTAATTAAGTAAATACCACTTTTCAAATTTATTGAAATGCTTTTCCAGTTCTGATTTTTTCATTTTCATATACTATTTTCTTAATATGTTAATTAATTCAATAGTTTTATCCTGTGTCATAAAACGGAAGTTAAATGTTTCAGTACAAGATAACCATATTTTAAATACACGTTTTACTTTTCTTAGTTTTTTACTAACTTTTGTTTGCTTTAACTGTACAAACTTACCACTAGATTTGCTAAATAAAGCAACATCACTTGTATCGAACGTACCTATACTAACCCAGAAATTACCTGCGTTTATTTGTTGACCTTTTGTAAAAATTTGATTTTTCATTTTGTTCTATATTTTTTGTTTTACATTGCTAATATATTAACAATTTATTTACAATAAAAACTTTTAACGAAACTTTAACGGTTTAATATATGTAATAATTACCCTTGTTTGGGTTCTCTAATGTATCAGTTAATACATATCTAGCAGCATCTATACAGTCCGGATGTGCACCGGATGGTTTTTGTAACGTGTTACCTTCTTTGTCCTTACTCCAAACATATCCTTGTAATTCTTTTTTCATGTTTTTACTATTTCTAGTTATATATATTTCGTTCTGATTTATTAAGTTAATTCCATAAACAACACTATCCCTACCTTTACTAACAGGGAATACACTATGCCCATAACCAACTAACTCTGCAATACTTTTTGGTTCTGCACTATCTGCTATTATATTTTGTGTTATACCATTTCTTTGTAAATACAAACTAATATCCCTATTTAGCATTCCTTTTTTGTATAATACCTCATCGAATATATAAGCATTATTCCATTTATATAATCCTATTAAAGTTGTAGGATCCACACTATAACCAAAATCCATACCATAAGCTATTAACTTAGCATCTTCTGGTATATTATCTATTTCTTTCCAATCCGGTATACAAACACCCTCTAAACTACCTATTTGACCTAATCCATATACTTTCCACCAATTTGACCAATATGTTGAGGTTTGTGCTTTTATTTTAGCTTTCTCTATTTCTGTTATTATTGTTTCCGGTAATGCATTATTATCTTTATAGGTTAATGTAACAAAATCAGTATCCTTATTCCCTATTAGTTCTTTATCCACCCAAAATAAATTAGTTGGGTTGTAATCCATCCATACAGTTCCGGATGTTCTAACAGCTAACTGCTGGTAAGCATCGAACGGTATATTATTACATTCGTTTATATATAGATCAGTTCTTCTTGCACCTCTAAGTTTATCCGGTTGGTCTGTGCTAAAGAACTCCATGTAACTACCATTACTAAAAATGTATTTTAAAATGCTTCTATTGAATTGATTTTCCTTATACCTATGTAAACCATTAAGTATAGATAAAAAGTCTTTTAAAGCACCTCTACGTAGATGAGGCACGGACTCTGACACTATGCTTATTTCTTTACCTGGATTCCTAATAGCATAATCTATTAAAATCAATAAAATACAAATAGTTTTTCCTGCAGAAGTACCTCCTCTAACTATTCTTATTCTATTTTCTAATTCCCTAAGTTTATTTAGTGCTTTGGTTTTTTTAACAACCATATTAATCTACAAACAACGGGATGTCTTCGTTGATTGTAATATCTTTAGTTTCCCTAGGTCTACCAGCATAATAATTATAAAATAACTGTACAAACTTAAAGTCACCTTTTTCTACACCTGCTTTTAGTGCTGCAAATGCTGTATCTTCTAAAGGAGAAAGCTTTTCTATTAAATTAACTTCTTCGCTTTTAGATCTTCTTCCTGCTCCTTCTCTTTTGCCACCGTGTGCCATCTTGATAAAACTTGATTATTCAATAACAATAATATTATTTATAATTTGTTAACATACAACATTTCTTTCTATAACATCCCTTAGCTTATTGTTATCTTTTACTAATTGGTCGTTAGTTTCTTGTAACTCTTTATTTAGCTTATTAATTTCATTGTATTTTGTTAGAAGCTTTTCATAAGACATTACCTCACCATCTTCCTCGTCTATTATAGATTTAACAGCTAATTTTACTCTTTGCTGCAATACTTTAAACTCCCGATCAGTTTCTTGCCAATCTTTTAAATGTTTTAAACTATGCAGAACTGTTGCATGGTTAACTCCTACTGATTTACCTATAGACATTAAACTTCTATTAGTAAATTCCCTAGATAAGTTATAATATATTGCTCTTGCATTTATTAGTCCCCTTACCCTGCTTTTAGTACCTAATTGTTCACCAGATACCTCTTCTACTATTTTACGTATTGTTTCTAATTTCATTTTCAAATATTATTTTCTTTAACTCTTTTATTGTTTTTGTTTCAGCTATTTCTAAAGCTTTTTTTATACCTGCACATTCTTCATACAACTCTTCTCTTTCATAAAGCTCCAACTCTGCTTCAAGATCCGTAATAGCTCCACCATGTACTATATCTATTAAAGCCATTATGTAAAACTCGCGAATTATTTCTTTTTTCATGCATCTAATGTGCCTTTTATAACATACGAATTAAGATCCTCCTCTTCTTTTATAAAATACTTTTCATATATCTTTAAACCATATTCTAGCTTTTCCTTTCCGCTATTATAAAAGTTTTCAGTAACATCATATATTCCCAAATCACCAGTAGATTTATCTATAGCAAAAAATACAAATTCCTGCCAATCCACTTTAAAAATATTACAGTAAATATATACTTGTACATCATAACCATATTTTTTAGCACTCCAAGGAAATGCTTTTAGATCCGCCGTTGTTTTTAAATCCGCAATATAATCAAATCCCAAAACATCCGCTTTTGCTCTAAAAGGATAACCATGTAATATATCAAAGCCAGGTTTTTCAAAACTAGCACCACGTGTTAACTTCTGCCATACATCGTTTTGCATTAAAGCATCCACTGTGTACATACTTTTATCGTAATCTTTTCTAGTGTAAACAAATTGGTCGCTACCTATTTCTGCTACCTTATCTTTAAACTTTTTAGTATTTTCTGATTGCACTTCTACTATATGACAAATGCTATTTAACTTTTCAGGCTCTAATGCTGCTAAATGGATTAACCTACCTACTTTAAAAGCTTTAGAATCCGAACTAAAGTTTAAAGATCTAGCATAAGACTTAGGAGAATCTATTAAAGATTTTATAGCGGAAGAACTTAAAGCGTATTTACCTAACTCACCGTAGTAAAAATTATCATCATACATCTTTTTTATCAGTTCTTCTTTATTATATGTTTTACCATTAAGTAAACTTATTGTTTGCATTCTTTCTTGTGTTTTAGCATATATACTTTTCAATTCCGGTATAGGTATAAAACAGGTATCATTTCCTTTATAAGATGGATTTATACTTAACCTTAAAGCTTCCAGCTCATACTCCGTTTTAAATTTATATTCTTTTTCGTTTATAACTACATTAATACCACCCTTTGCCCAATTTAAAAAATTAAGTTTAGATGTTGTAAAAGTTACATGCTTCCAGCTTGGTTTCTTTATTATTGTTCTCATACTTCCTTTACAAAAGAACCATTTTTTATACTCCCGGTTCTGTCTTTTATTTCATTATAAGCATTATTAATGCAATTCTCTATAGTTGTTCCATTAAAATGTGCAATGCTTGTTAATACAACTACCATATCACCTATAGCATCATTAATTTCTTCTTTGTTTTGTGTTAACAAAGCTTTGGATAATTCCCCTGCTTCTTCCATTAATTTTATGTATTGCTTTTCTGCACTACCACTAGAATATATATCTCTTATTGTTGCCCATGTTCTAATGGGCTGGAACTCGTTTTTTAAATGCATAATCAAATAATTTTTTACCGTTGTTATAATTATCTTCTTTACTTCCTGTTGGTCTTAACGGTCTTTTTTTAGAACCAACAAAAGGTATTTTTTCGTTATATATCTTTTTTAATATATACTTATTTGTTCTTTCTATCTGCGGTAACTTCCTAGAAAAATTAACTATATCTGAAGCAAGAAAAGGATTCCTACATTCTACAGTATGTGCCATCGAGCATCTATCTAACCTTACGTGGTGATAATAAGGTAACTCCATTAATACATCGTATTCATAGGTATCCGATTCCTGACTTCTAGAATATCCACCAAACAATTCATCAGCGCCATCACCAGTTAAAACAGTATGTAATCCTAAATCCTTACATTTTTTAAAAAGTAAATATTGTGGTATAACACTTCCCAAATCCATGTCATATTCGTAAGATCTAAAAACCTCTACCTTTTCTTCTTCTGTTATTTTATTACTAATAAAAATAGGTTTAAAACCTAAATAGGAACTAATTTTTTCACATCTTTCTTTTTCGTTATTATCTATAGATATAGCTGTAAAAGGTATGTTATTTTCTAATAAATGGTAAGCTATAATAGAAGAATCTAATCCGCCAGAGAATAACAAACCTAATTTTCCGTAACTTTTTTCTGATCTTAATTTTACTGATTTGTTTATTAATTCGTATAATGTTAAGGTACTGGGTGGTTGAAATAAATAATCCTTTATATTAATTTTTAATCCATAAGCTAAACCATTTTCATATTCATATACATAAAACTTACCAGGCATAGCTCTTAGAACACTATTAAACTTTGTATTTAACGTACCAAACTTAGGACTAGGCATTGTTAAAGAATCATTGTTTATTGGTTTTATCTCACTGCATATACCCAACTTGCTATAGTATAATTGTTTTTTACCTAAGGGATCTGTAAAAAATAAAACACCTTTTTCATCTATATAACATATTGCCCAGAAACCATCCCATTTTTTATATTCGGTATTAAATCTTTTATTATGTATTCCCCTAGAAAAAAGATCTTTTAAATAATGCAAATCACTTTTATACTTACCAAAATCTTTATAATTAAATATTTCACCATTAAATAATAATATCCCACTATCTAATTTCAATGGTTGTTCTAATCCTTTTTCGTTACTAGACAAAGGTAATGAAGCAAAATGGTAATGCCATTTATCCTTTACACCGTAAACAGAAGATATTCCTCTATGTGATATTCCGTTTTCTTTTTTGCTTTTAGTTATCTGTATCCCGCACATATTTATTTATATAATATAAATCACTTTTAAAACAATGTAAAGAACCAATCCACATATACATATTACCAGGCTCTTCTAATATATCCTGACAAACAAATTGTAGCAATCTATAAGTCATATATATATCGTTTCTTAAATGCCTAACAGCATCACAACTTCTTATATGGTAAGTTATATTTATTTTTCCATTCTCTTTATAGAACCAATAACCCAAAGTACAAGGAACCCTAACATCATTGTTACTTTGGTCTTCCGGATGCCAAACAGATAAATAAGCTTGTCTAGTATTTGGATTTTTTCTTAATCTATCCATAACATCATGCAAATCCCCGTATTGGTATCTTCTTCCTTTTAAATCGCTACACCAATATCTTTCCATATAATTATGGCTAAATTTACCTTTGCTCCTAAACAACCTATCATTATCCAAATCTTTAGCTTCGTAAAAAGGCCAATTGCGATATTCTTTTCCAGGGTTTATAGGAAAACCATTTACCCTTTCTTCAAAATGATCCATAGCCCAAGGTAAGTTAGGATCCGTATCTTTTATTAAATCATTAGAAGAACCTAAGTTTACAAATACATTTGTTATTTCTACCAATGGGTTGTTATCAGCTATCTTTATACTTTGCCAATTTTTATTATCGCTTTCTATATGGTAGCTATATAACTTACTATAAAGATCTATAATTGTTCTTTTCATTTATGATTTATTTTTTTTAATACTACACCTATTTGATATAGAGGTAATTTTACTTCTGGGTATTTTAATCTATAAGTTCTAATAAACAAAGTTTCTGGTACATGTTTATGACAAAACCAACTATGATAAACTAAACCAGTATCTTCTGTTATCCAATTGCATAGCATTTTTTGTAATAAAAAAGGTTGCTTATTCCTAATAGGATCTTTTATTATTAAACATAAATAAGAACCAGGATTCATAAGTTGATAACAATCCTTATACATCTTACGTATAAATTTTTCGTAATTACCATTAGGGTATCCTAATAAACCATAAGAATCTTTTTCTATATAATTACTCATCCTTTCCATCCTAAAAGGTGCATCACTGGATGTTCCACCATCTTTTCCATTAACAGGATAAGGTGTTCCGTTTATTATTAGATCCGTTTTTAAACCACCCATAATCTTTAACAAGTCATGGGCATTTCCTTTAAAAACTTTCCCATTGTTTTTTTTCTGGTAATCTATATTTTTTTTACATAGATCTGGCCATTCTAATTCGATACCATATCCTACACGATCGTTGTTTATAGCTTCTATTATAGCAGTACCAGATCCAACAGTAGGATCGAAAACTACTTGTTTAGGTTTGGTTAAATGTTGTATAGCAAATCTATACCCCTGGAAATGACCTTCGTCTAAATGTTTATTATCATGCTTTGGTCTATATTTTTTACCACCTAAAGAAGAGTAATGTTTATCATTAAATATATCATATATTTCACCTAAAAAAGTTCCTGGTGGTACCCAATGTAAATCGCTAGGAATAACCTGCCTAGTGGTTAATAATTCCGTTTTTGTTACCGTATTTGTGTTTTTACTTTCCATCCTTTTCTACTATATCTGCTTTTTCAATCTTAATGTTTTCTTTGTAGTTATTTAAAGCACCTATATAAGCTACAAGATCTAATAAATTATCCTCTTTATGGTGCCAACTTTCTCTAGCTAATTTTAAAGCTATTTGCATATTATACATGTCTGTTACTGTTATTTCTTTGCTAGATAAAACAGAAGCTATAACAGATGCACGTCTATTGCATTCACTAAAAGGTCCATACATTCTTTCCTTTTCTTCTGACCTTTCGTTTACAATCTGATTAGCTTTTTCTAGAATATTCATTTTGTTCTAATTTTTTATAATACCAATCTTTGCAACGATTTCTATAGTAATCTAAAAGGTTAGGATTATCCATATCTGTTTTTAATTGCTCCAATGTCATATTATCATAATACCAATCATCGGATAAATCTTTTCTGAGTTTCATATGTTAAATTGTTTATACATTGTAAATATATAAATTTTTTTTATATAAACATTTAATTTACAATTTATTTTGTGTTTTTAATTTTTCTATATATAAAATAGCATCCATTAACTCTTCTTGTAAATGGTTTAAAAATTCATAATAACCATCAGGAGAATCATACAAGGTTGTTCCATATTTTTCTATACCCTTACGGCTTCTAGCTTTCATCCTATCTATTACGCTTACTACTATAGGATCTTTAGGTAAATGGTTATAAGTATTATCTGTTGTCCAACCATTATCTAACATTTCATAATATTTTTCTACTGAATCACTCATCTCCAACTATTTCTTCTATTTTACTTTCCGCTTCCCTTGCTCTTAATACAGCTTTGTTTTTTTGTTCCCTATAATCCTGTATAGCTTTTATCATATAGGTTTTGTTTCTTTCTAATTCAAAAACATATTTATATATTTCACTTAAAGCATCTATCATTTCTTGTACAACCTTATTTTTGTTTTTCTTTTTTAACTCTAATAAAGTTTCAGATAGAAATAAAAAATTAGAACTAAATTCCATTTCTTTTAATAATGTAATTTTTTTATTTATATTCCGCATATAGCTTTTTTAATTTATTATAAACGTTATTAGCAAAACAACTACCACAACTAGTAGTGCTAGCATTTTCTTTAAATACCCTATTATATATAGTTAGTATTTCTACCTGTATATCAGGTGTTATGGTGTTAGTGTGTTTAGCAAATATATCGCTTAATTTAACATATTCACTTTCAGTTAAACAATCAGGTTTTTGGTAATCAAAAAGTTTATTTAATTTTTCCTTTCTTTCGTCACAACCACAATCTTCACCAGCTAACCATTTAACAGCTTTTTTAATACCTGTTGCTGTGGTTATTTTTTCAACGGTATCTCCCAAACCTTTGCTTTTTTTATCATACTTTTTTTTCCATTCTTTATATTCTTTACTACGTTTATCTCCTTTAAATTCTGTCATAATCTTCATTTTTATAATCTAAATAATCTTCACCAAATTTTTCTTTAATAATATCTTTACAATTTTTTAAAGTATTAAATATACTAACCCAACTTATAGTAGTTTCCATAGCTATTTTTCTAATACTCATATCAGTATCCCTGTATAGCTTAAACATTTTTCTATCATACCAATGCCACTTTTCTGCTTCCTGGTCTATCATTTGGCATATTTTATGAAAAGCTTTATTTTCTTGTATATTGTTTGTATCCGGTATTTGTAAAAAATTAGCATCATCATCCAAGCTAACTTTATGTATTTTTTTCTTTTTATTGTAATATTGGAACATTAAACTTCTTAATGTAAAAAACATATATCCTCTTTTAACTATACCGTTTTCTATAATATTTTTAGGCTTAGCGTATTTATATAATGCTATATATGCTTCCTGTACAATATCCTCAGCATAATTTTTTTCGCCCATGGATTCCACTATACGAACCCATTCTTTATGTTGCTTAGCTACAGTAGCTAACCATTCTGTTTTTCCCATACTACAGATATACAAACAATAAATATTAAACATTGTAATGTGTATTCCGTAGTTTCTTCCAATTCGGTTTTACTATATAAAAATCCAGCCATTATACCAATAACTGGACTAATTATAATTTCAGCATTAACAAATTCACCTATTAAATAAAACATTAAAGCTATTAAAACTAATAGTATAACAATTTGTAATATCAAAATTTTACATTTATATTTTTGTAATTTAACAAATCCTGCCCATTTAATTCGAATCCTACATTGTTAATTGCCATTTTTAATTTAATTCCTTGCTCATAAGGTGTGCATCTACCACCAGTTTCATTTTCTTTTACCTTTAAAACATGTAAATGGCTAAACATCCATTCATTAGGATGGCTTGTGTATCTATGTATGCATATTACATCATCAGCCCTGTTTGCCCACTTACCTCCACCTTCTACGGATGCTAAAGCTAAAGGTGTTGGTAAATTTTCGTATTCATGTCCTTTAGGATGGGATCTTCTTAAAGCTTCCGTTACCCCATGTGCATTTAAAAAAATAGTAATATTATTTTTCTTAGCAAATAATCTAAATTCTGATGCTACTTGGTAATCATATTCATGACCACCAACAAGTTTTAATAAATCCTTATCCTTAGCTAAACTGTTATACGGATCTATAACCAATCCATTATAATCCCAAGTTTCTTTGATAGCCAATGCTTCCTTTACAACAGCATTATAATCATACAAATCATCTACGTCTATAATTTTAAAATAAGTATTACACCATTTTAAAGCATCATCTATATCTTTATCATTTGCTTTAGATATAGGTTGCTGCATTTTAAATTCTATAATTTTTCTTGCTATACTTTGTGAGGTGTTTTCACTAGACCATATTAAAAATTTTAACTTATGTTTTATAGCATATAAAGTTAATAGGTACATTAAAACAGTAGTCTTACCTACATTAGCGTGTCCAATTATTAAATTAAAGTTACCTGGCTTATATCGGAAATATTCATCTATTTCATTAACACCTATCCCCAGCCCACCTTTTACTCTACCATATTTAAGGTCAAGTATTTTATTTTTAATTAATTGTGTATTCGCTATCATCCTTAGGTGCTCTAGCTCTATTTCCCGTTGGTCTAAAAGGTTCTTTCCAACCAGTTATTGGATTAAGTGTATAATTCCAAAAATCATTTGGAAAAGGATCGTCTAATTTGTGTTTTTTATAAGACATTAAAAAGCTAAATCTTCTAAATCCCTATCGCCATTTTGTTCCCCATTTGTAACTTCCTGGTTGCTATCTATACGCCAAGCTGATAATTCATGGAAAAACTGGTCTTTTGACGTTTTAGGATTTGTCCATTTTTTTCCTTTTATATTAATGCCTATCCTAACCTCGTCGTTAACTTTATAAGAATCTAATAATGGCATTTTATCGTTCCAAAATTTTACTCCCAAAGTAGTAGGATAATCACCTAAAGTTTCTATTTCTGCAGTTACAGAAGAATTATTACCGTATGTTTCTTTTTCACTAACGTTTTTAATTTTACCTTTTACTTCCATTTTTTAATTATTTATTGTTTCTAGTTTTTCTAATGCATCTTTTGTTAAATCATATTTAGCAGTAATTTGTGACAAAGGTTTACCTTCTGTTACATGCTCTACTGCTTTTTGAAATTTTTCATGATTAACACCCATTGTTTGTTTATTAACTGGTATTACTGGTTTATTAATTACTTTATTACTAGCTAAATTACCATCGTCATCAACAGCTTGTAAACCTAATAAGCTGGCTAAAGTATATCTTCTGTAATAAGTTATTTGGCTACCTTTTTTTTGTGGATCAGCTTCTGTTAGTTTTAACCTAGACATTGCAGATCTTTGTAAAGATTCAGCACACTGAAAATAAGTACAAATAAATTCAATACCTGTTTCAAAATCCACATCTGTTGGTTGTTGTAATAAAAGCTTGTATTTTTTTAAATAAGGTTGTAATTGATTAATTAAAGAATTAATATCAAAGTATTTGCTTTTGTAAAAAGGATTTTTACTATCCTTACTTAATGCTCCTATTTCTTGCTGCAAGTTAAAAAGCTTAAGATTTATGTTAATTTGTTTGTCCATATTAGATAATTTTTAACAAATGTATATAAAAAAAGTTTACACAATAAAAAAAAAGGTGATTAAAATTTAACCACCTTTCAAGAACAAAAAAAAACTAATGAAACACAAATTACATTATTCTGTATTTTTTACAAATGTACTATAATTATTTATCTTTTCTTCCAATTCGTAATCTTTATATTTTACTATTTTCTGGCTTTTCATATATATCTTATCACTTAAATAAGGACCTAAAGCAACACTATACTTATATTGCTCACCTGCTCTATATACATTACAAGCTACACATTGTGGATGCACATTATCCTCATCCCATCTTGTGCTATAATGTTTTCTACTTATAAAATGACCCGCTTGAATTTCTTTCCAATGTAGTTTTTTATTACAAGTTATACAAACACAATATCCATTTTTATCGCTATTTTTTAACCTTATATATTTGCTAAATATAGCATCTAATTTTTTTATTAGTTTGCTTCTTGTAAGCTTTTTAGGCATCCAAATGATTTAATAATAAATTACCATCATGCTCATTAAAACCTTTAATCAATTTATACAAGTATTTGCTATCAGATTTTACTTTGCTTTTTTCTGTTTTATTGCTATCTATACCAAGATTAGTGTAAGATACAGCATCTAATTCTAATATAGAATCAGTCCTTTCTTTTACACTTAGTTGAAAATCCTTAGCTATTTTTTCTGCAAGTTTTCTGATAGTCATGTCTTCTGTCATTGTATATTTATTAATTATTTATGTTTATTGTTTCCAAATACTTTTTCTACACCCCTAGATCCAAAATAACCACCAATTACAATAGATAATAAACCAGTTATGGAATCTAAAGGGTATCCTAAATACCATCCTATAATATAGCTAACTGTTAAAAAAACCAAAACTAAAGGCCTAACATTGCTAGCTAACCATGAACCACTACGTGCATCAGCTACCCATCTTCTTGTAGTTCCATCTATTTCAGCACGTTCTAATTCTAATTTTTTTAAAGCTATTTGTTTATCTTCTTCTGTCATTTCAGAACCACCTATAATAGCTTGTATTACATTGCCAGCTAAAGTATTGCCAGCTACAGCTTCTACTACATTAGGAATTTTATTTAGTAAAAACTGGCCAACTTGTGTTTCTTTAAACTTTTTTTTATTGCTCATTTTTTTCTAGCAGGTATATTTTTGCCTTTTTTCTGTGCTCTAGTACAATGGCTATATTTACCTTTTCTATTTAAAGTTTTTCCCATTTAATAAGTCCAAACAGAATTATTTTTATTTGGATCGTTATCGCAATGTATAAAACTTTTAGCAATACCTAGTCGTTTAAATCCGGCTTTAATAAGAGCGTTAAGTATAATGTATCTTTGATTCCCATTCGATACTGCAATATCTGCTGCAAATCCGTATAAATGTGAAGAGTTTTCCACCCCTCCAACTTTGGTGTTATGTTCTTTGCTTCTATAACCGGATGTAATATTAAAGGGCTGTCCCGCAATTTCTCTTGCATCGTCGAGCATTTGTAAAAAACTGCTATCCATATTAATACCGCTACCAGGTAAATCCGGCGAATCAAATTCATCTATATTAAAATATTTCATTTAATTAAATATACTATATATTAATTTAATTATAATAAATAATAATATTATATATATAAATATAATTTTACCTTTATTAAATAATTTATCACTATACCAATTACTTAATGTATAATCTATTATTTTATTTTTTATTAAATCAAAATACTTTTTCATCTTTATTTATTTAAGTGGCTGCCATCACAGTACCCATCTGGGTTACTTGTACAACCACATTTACATTTAGGTTTATTTTCCATTATTCATTGCTTTTTTAGCCATGTATCGATCATCATGCTCTAATGCTGCTTTTAAAATAATTTTATCCATAACATTATCCTGATTTTCTAACATTTGTTTTTGTAAATCTATAACCATTTTTTCTAAGTCATCTTTTGCTTTTACTAAAAGATCTATTTGGTTATTTTTCTTTTCTACTTCGTTTTTTAAAGCAGTAACATCATCCGGTTTTGCACCTGTAATCGTACTTACTACAATACCAATAGAAGCCGATATAGTACCTATTAGCATCATTACAACTTCTTTATTTGTATCTAATACTGGAAATTGTATAAGTGCAACTATAATACCTATAACAAATAGAAATATAAATAAACTACCTACATAATGTCTTATTTCTTTCGCAACTCCATTTCTTGGCATATTCATTTTTGTATTTTATTAGAAATTGATATTATAGTATATGCTATAGCTAATAGTAAAGATATAGCTTGTAAATAAGGATTAATAGATGAAACACTAAATGCTAGTGCTATTAAATTTGCTCCGTATATTTTCAAATCTTCCATTTTTATTCACTTATCTCATCCCAAGTTTGATTAACTTCATTCCATTCGTATAAATTGCCATCATTAGGCATATCTACTGGGGGTTGCCAATCAAAATTTGAATCCAATGTCCAACTATCAAAAGGTTTGGGTGATAAAAAAACATCATTAACACTATCATAGGTATATCCAATTCCAGCATATTGTTTTCTTAAATTATTATTGTATGAAGTTTGAACCCAAGTTGCTTGTTCAATATTATTATTAAGATAATCAATTCCTATTTGCTCACTTTCATTACCCTCTGAATCTAACAAAACATCATTATGTAATTTTGTAACATAGGTTACTAAACCATTACTATCTATTTTTGCAAAATGCGCCATTATATTTGAAAATTATAATTTAATACTATCCTTATATCTTTTTCTGGTGTACTTCCACTATGCCAAATATTACCATCAAACAAGATGGCTCTCCCTTTTTTTGGTGTAACTTTTTTTGTAATATGATTTTCTTGTAAATTTTTAACTGCCTCCTCGTTATGATTATTATATTCCTGTGGCGTTAAACCTTTATTATAAAAAACAGTATCACCATCTTCACCACGCACATAATATAATAATGACATATGTGGTATATGCTTGTCTTTATGCGGATTTTGTATGAATGATCTTTCACCATTAGGCATCATAAAAAATGTTCTAGCTTCCAAAATATATCGTGGTATAATATTTTTGCTATTTAAAATATGATATAAAGGAAACATTAAAGGAGCAGCATACTCATTCATCTTATTATTAGTAAAAAAAGTTTTTCCAAATCCCATCTCGTTTTTTCTAAAAGGTGGTATTCCAGTCGATATATTTCCACAAAATTCTAAACTAAAATATTTATTTGTTTCATTGTTACTTTTTGTTTTTTCAACTCCTGTTATATAATCTTCAATAAAATCCTGATAATATAAAGGTATAGCGTTGTCTAAAATTTTAATCATTTAATGCGTATATGTTCCAGATCCCGTCCAATGAATTATAGTATCGCTTCCACTTGTTGAAACAGAAGGGCTTCCAGTTACTGTTCCAGAGTATTCAGCAGTCGGCATCCTCAATATTACACATCCAGAGCCACCAGCTCCACCATAATATCCGCTATGGTAATAGTGTATATTTCTACCAGTTCCACCACCACCAAGACCATCAGTTCCATCATTACCATCTACAGATGCTCTACCAAAAGGCAATATAGCATCAGCACCACCACCTGCTCCACCACTTGCAACAGTTGTATAACTACCATAAGAACTACCAATACCACCAGCACCACCACCACGAACTACACTACTACCAGTAATTGTTGATGTTTGACCATCGCCACCATCACCGCCATAATAAGTATAAGCAGCAGTGTCACCACCGACTTCACCAGCACCACCACCGCCACCACCTCCATAGTATGGAGTTCCAGCGCCAGTTCCACCAGGATTACCACCAGGACCAGCGGTAGCTGTACCTCCAGCAGAGCCATCCACAGCTCCACCACCACCAGAACCACCAGCATTACC